GTTCTTTTACGGAAAGTTTATTATTCATCTGCCCACTCATACCATTGGTTAAAAAACTCTTTTAAATCTTCTGCGGTTTCACCTTGCAAGGTGCATTTGTCGTTCTTAACGCGCCAAAACTTGTTAACCACCATTTCTTTATCTGTATCGCCCTGCACTACCAAAACCACAAAGTTTTCTTGTTTAGCCAGGCTTTTCAACAGTATTTCTTGCCCTTTGCTTAGTTTCTCATTTGGGCGTTTCCACTCTCCGACTAAGAATTTGCCCTTACGCTCAAATATCATGTCCAAGTTGCTGGGCGTGGCGTTTGGGTTCTTCTTAAAAAACCCTTTAAAGCGAAAAAAGTCTATATGCGTGGCGTAAGGGTTATGCATCAACTTCATAAACCACCCCGTGTTCTGCACCCCAAGCGTGTAGCCATTCCACAAATTCGCTGGCTTGTTCCTTGGTAAACTTGCGCGTCTGGAAACCTAGTTGCACTATGCCGTCACCAGATAAATTAGGGATTACTACGCCCGTTTTTATATCGTTTTCCCTACAAAACTGGTCTACCAATAAGCGTTTCCAACTTTCAGAACTCCACTTTGACCCTAAGTGTTGGGCTTGTTTGGCCACTTCACCAATCATGGCGTGGTACTTTTCTTCCTGTTCCCGTGTTTTGGCAGCTTCCTTTATTTCCATATTAAGTTGCTTGCCAGCGTTTAACGCCTTTAAAACCTTTGGCCATAAATTAACGATTAACGCCCTAGCCTGGGCTTCGTTTGTTAATTGGAATCGCATTCTTGCACCATTACATTTGCGCCAGCAGTTTCGTGGTACACCTTTTTGATGTGCGCCTCCACTATTTGCGAGTCATCTACATAAACAATGCCGTTCATTGCATCAGTAATGCTTTTGTAAACATTGTCAATGTCTATGCGTTTTGGAAACTCCAGACCCGCTAAACAGGCTTCCTTGCGTTTTTTTGAGTAGGAAGGGGGAACGGCATACCGAAGGTATAAAAACACGCTTAAAGCCCCTTTTAATGGCTCTGTTGCGCCTATTGCGTGTCTGGCTTTCATGGCCACATGGGTTTCGTAGTCTATTGTCTTAGCATCGGTGTAGGTTTGCACAAATTTTCCGCGCCTGGCAAACCTTGGCCTGCCTTTGGGTACTGGGTCACCATCCACAGTAAAAGTTACGACTAAAGTCATTTTTCACCTCTAGCGCGAATTGCATCAATAAATGGTTTTCCAATAATTTCACCCATAGAACGCATAAATTTGGTTTCTGCGGTAACTCCTGCAAATGCCGCTGGCCAGTTACTAACTTCATTAGAAATATTTTCACATTCAATAATGCATTCTTCGCGTTCCCAATCTGCACCCATTTCCCATGCGTTAATTGCCAAAGTCACAGCGTTTTCGTCAACGCCAGCGCTTCTAAGTAATGCCACCATTTCTTGTTTTTTCATTGCGTAACTCTTTCAGTTTTTGAGTAATCAAGGTACTTAGAGTAGGAAAATCCGACTTCAGCTGCTTGGCCATGTGCCTGGCATGGTCTATCGTTCCCTTGTTCATTGCTAACAAGGCATAGTGATTTGCTAAATACTCCACAAATGTCACCTGTGAGTCGTAGGGCTTGATTTGTGATAGGTAGGGGCACAAATTCTCCGTTGCGGATTTTGTCAAGCGTGGCATGGGCTTCTTTTTTATTCACTTAGCATTCTCCAAGCGGTTGCGGCACAGAGGGGGACTTGCCCATTTCCAATGGCTTTAAGTCTGTCCACCCTAGCGGCCACCCCATCAGCCACTCTGTCCACGTCGGGTTCAAATGACCACCATTGTGAAGACCCGATACTTGTTCTCCAAGATTCCCTTTGCCTCTGTCTCTCAATGCATGGCGTGAATCCTGCGCTTTTGGTGTTCCCCACATTCTTTTTACTACTTCCATGTGAGTATCGGTTTGCCTTCCCTTCAAAATCCGATTGTTCCAATATTCTGGGCTTGCAGAATGTTTTGATAGACCCGCTATTGGAGTTGGCCAATTTTCCGACAATCCAAATTCGTTCTCGTCTGTGGTTTGCACCAATTTCGGAAGCAGATACAACTCCCCACCGACTGTCATACCCCATTGCGGTAAGGTCTGCAAGGACTCGTTCAAGTCCTCTAGTAACGAGCATTGGACTGTTCTCCACAAATGTGAATCTTGGTCGAACCTCGCCAATAATCCGTGCCATTTCTCGCCACATTCCGCTTCGTTCTCCGTCAAGCCCGTCTCCGTTTCCAGCAACTGAGATGTCTTGGCATGGAAAGCCTCCCGATACGACGTCAACAATTCCTTTCCAAGGTTTTCCGTCAAAGGTTTGAACGTCATCCCAAATCGGGAAAGGCGGGAGAAGTCCGTCATTTTGTCGGGCGCACAGTACGCTTGCGGGATAGGGTTCCCACTCGACTGCACAGACTGTTCTCCATCCAAGGAGGTGTCCACCAAGTATTCCTCCACCAGCTCCTGCGAACAGAGCGAGTTCATTAAGGCTTTGCTGATTAACCATGACATTAAAAATCCTCGCGTTCGTACCATTGCTGAACAGTTTGTGAAACTGGCTTGGCCACAATAGGCCTGCGGTATTCCTGTGGGTCTTTTGACCATTGGTGGGCGGAACACTTAGGGCGGTCTCCGCTTATGTGTACAGTCCAGCGTTTTGGGCAACCAGGCACAGAACACATTAAGCGTTGCACCTCGTCAAAAGTAGATTCTTGTTTTGGGGTTGGTTTAGCGAATGTCATTTTGCGTACTTTCCATCTATGATTTTTTGAAAATTGGCGGCGTTAACCACCCACTCTAAGTCTGGCCGCCAAGTTCTTCCCTTGGTCTCAAAGCCGTTTGCCAAAGATGTGTCATTGGCAATATAACCAAAGAATGAATCCCACCACTTCAGCCCTTCTTCGGTGGTTTTGTAACCCTCTGGCGAGTATGCCGAAGGTTTACCAGCTTGAATCCACCGCTGGCGCATATTGGCTTGGCGGTTGCCTTCCCAAGACCTGTGTTGTGTAAGGTTAGGAAGGTTCTTTGCCCAAAGTTTTAATATTTCCATGTGAGGGCATGGGGGGAAGGTACTTCCCGCCAAAGAAGGTTTACCTTCTTTAATATTGTGTTCTGTGTTCTGTGTTATGTGTAATGTGTTATGTGTAGCATTGCCTTCGAATTGCGTTTGCAATGCGTTCGCATCTTTAACCTTGTTCCACCTAACCTTTGCACTTGCACTAGCCTTCTCAGACTTCTCACCCATTTTGGCTATTTCTTTTTCAGCCCTATGGTGTAACCAACCATTTTCTGTACGCTCGAAATACTCATGCAATACAGACGTAATGCAATCGTTATGCGAACGCATACGAATCTGCCTTGCAGTTTCTTTTAAATCAAGAGGTATGGGGGTTTCGTGAAGATAGTACCAATCAAGCAAGCGCCTGTAAGTCAAATCTTCCATTTCGGAAAGGTGTTCCGTGTGACTTTTATAGTCACCAATGTTGAACTGGTAGTAATGCATATAACCTGACGTTCTCGGTTGTCGTTACTCTCAAGGAAACTATGGCAGGGCGGTAACGAATCGCCTTTTCCCCCGCTAAGGGTAGCCTAGCCTCCATTATAACCTATGCGAACCAACTTGGGCGCAACAGCTGCAACTGCCAAATTCTTTGTTTAGGAACAGTTTTCCACTTGGCCACAGCCGCCTGGCTAATGCCCAGTAACTTGGCAAGTTCACCCTGTGAGCCTGCTAGTGCAATAAACTTTTGTTTGTCCATGCGTTGATTGTACATAACCCAAGTTAAGTTGCACAAAAGCAACAAAATAAATTTATTTGCAAAAGCATTGCTTAAATTGCATAACCTCGGTTATAGTTCGTTTACGCCCTAGCAACAAGCAAAAGGGTCTTTTAAAAAGGTAACAGTATGAACATTACGAACAGTTGGTACTTGGTTAACCAAGCCATAAAAGAGGCAGAACGCCTTAAACAAAAAAGCATTTACGAAATGCAATACACCAATTACATGGTGGTGCGCGACGAAGAAAATTATGTTGTCCAGATGTTTAATTACCCTGCCCGTGACAAAGCGATTGCAAATGGCAGCTTGTTGTATATAACTCGCTAGGAATAAACATGAACTACCCCACCCAACACCCAGAATTAGACCAAATGATTTGTGAACACCACAATGTGCCTGGTCAAGACCTTGAATGCTATTTCGAGGCATACACAGGCAACCTTTGGTTTGTTTACGCAAATGGTGCGCTCATAACAGAACTATTGCGTGATTCTGTAATTGAAACATTAGAAGAAGCGTACACCAAGGCTTGCAAAGAAGAAGCCGAAAACGACAAACTCGATTATGCACTTGCCCGTTACGAACTTAAAAAGGAAATGTCATGAAATTAGACAAGTACACCGAACACGGCATTGAAGGCCCGTTCACCCCACCACCCTCCCTTGCAGACAAAGTTCTGTTTTGGCTTTCTGGCTTTGTAACTGGTTTGGTTTTCACTCTTTTAATTACAGGAAATTGATATGCGCCTAGAACTAGACATTAGCGAACTCAAGCACTTTATTGCTGAATACATAAAAGTTGCCTACAACATGGAAACACTTTCCAGCAACTTTACTTATGACCTCATTGACTTTGACGAAAGCCTGTTTGGGCTTAATTGTGAAGTTATGGACAAAGACGAATACGCCCGTTTAAAAGCAGAAATTGAAAAGGAAGCCAAATGAAAAACATATCTACCGCATTGGTTAAAGCCCAACGCCAATTTGCACCAGCCCTCAAAAACGCTACAAACCCACACTTCCGTTCCAAGTATGTTGACCTAGCATCTTGTGTGGACTCGGTAATAGGCGCTTTGAACGACAACGGCATATTCCTATTCCAAACCACTTCCGAACACCCAGAAGGCGTTATTTGTGAAACAAGTTTCTTGCATGAGTCAGGCGAACGCTTAGACTGCGGAAAATTGTTCTTCCCTGCGCCTAAACATGACCCCCAAGGGTTTATGTCATGTCTAACTTACATTCGTCGTGCGTCTTTAATGGCCGCCACAGGCCAAGCCCCAGAAGATGATGACGGCAACGCTGCCAGCAAAAAGGTTGTAAAAGAAGCCAAGGCCAACCACAGCGCCATGCAAGACCACTTAACCGCCATTAGTGAATCCACCACAGTAGAAGAACTGCAAACCCGTTTCAAAGAAGCCTACAAAGCCGCTGGTACGGACAAGGAATGGTTAGAGGCGATTACAGCTGCTAAAGACTTAATGAAACGAAGCCTAAAGTAATGTTGCAGGGCATAACGATAGAACCCCATTGCACTTGTACTAAGTGCGGTGGTAAAGGCTATGCAGAAGTGCGTTGCCAAACAATCATTAAAACTGGCCATGTGCGCCAATGTTCACACCCAGCAACATACCAAGTGGGTGGAGTACCTTGTTGCCACACCCACTATTTAAAACAATATCGTGATTACAAAAAAGGAATTAAAAATGGAACAGCGTAGCGAAGAATGGTTTGCAGCCAGGTTAGGCAAAGTCACCGCCTCCCGCGTGGCAGATGTAATTGCCAAAACCAAAAGCGGTTACTCCACCAGCCGAGACAACTACATGGCGCAACTTATTTGCGAACGGCTTACTGGCCAACAAGGGGAAAGTTTTACCAATGCAGCTATGCAATGGGGAACAGAAACCGAGCCTTTGGCTAGAAGTGCGTATGAAGCTCTAAACGGGCTTTTAGTTGAAGAAGTAGGGTTTATTCAGCACCCCAAAATTGAACAGGCTGGCGCTTCTCCTGACGGGTTAGTGGGGTTGTTCGGTATGTTAGAGATTAAATGCCCCAACACCGCCACCCATATTGACACGCTGTTAAGCCAGGCAGTACCCACAAAGTACATAACCCAGATGCAATGGCAAATGCGGTGCTGCGAACGCCAATGGTGCGACTTCGTTTCCTTTG